CAGAGGAACCATAGTAAGAATTTATTTTAGAAATTTCAAATATAAAATATTGCCACAAGACAGATAAACTGTTATAATTGATTGATTCGGGATGTAGATAATGTTGGAATTTCATCATGAAGATTGCATCACCTTTATGAAAAAGTTAGATAACAATAGTGTGGATCTGACCCTAACAGATATTCCATACGATGTTGTTAATAACTATGAATGTGGTATTCGTGAATATAATAAAGGTAATGCAGATATTTTGACATTCGACTTACAAACTTTTATTGAAGAAACTATTAGAATTACTAAAAAAAGTATTTACGTTTTTTGTTCAACGGAACAAGTAAGTCAACTGCGTGGCGAATATGCAAAGGCAGGATTATCCACTCGTTTGTGTATTTGGGAAAAGACAAATCCTGCTCCTGTTCATGGTGACAAATTTTGGTTATCTTCGCTTGAATGTTGTGTCTTTGCAAGAAAGTCAAAAGCAACATTTAATGAACATTGTTCGTCTGCTGTGTGGCGTGAATCTATTGAAAAACAAATTAAACATCATCCAACGCCTAAACCTGTCAAATTGTTGTCACGTTTAATTAAAGCATCTACAACTCCCGATGACACTGTGTTTGATCCATGTATGGGTTCAGGTTCTACTGGAATGGCAGCAAAAGCAACCCGTCGTAACTTTATTGGGTGTGATCTTGATCCTGATTATGTAAAAAAAGCATCTGAATGGATTGACACCTTGACCGAATCCGAGATAGAATCACGGTGGAAAGGTGTTGCAGACACCAAAACCCCCGGTCCCCTTGATCTTTTGTTATGAAAGTTTCCCCCTATACTGAGAAACGAGTTAAACATTCTGAGTCTTATGTAAGGTCTATTCTTCGTGAGGATGTTAATCCAATCAAGAATAATGTTGAGAATCATCTTGATGTAGACATTTACACCGATTTGGGTATGCTTGATGTGCAATATACGTCAAGTGATAATCTTTATGTGGATTACATTTCGGTATTAATGCACAAAGATCATTGTGTCTTGCCTAATAAAAAAAGGGACCATCCTAAGTTCTGGGCACAAGTCAACGCCATGAATAAGGACTTAAAGGTGTTTCAAAATCTAGGATATTCGCTTGAAGAAATCCTTCATTGTCTGGGAGTCTATGCTAGCAAAGATATTAAACCAGGCAAAATTATGAACAAAAAATATGATTATGTCGCATATGTGAAGTACATTGGTAAAACCCTAGAAGTGGATTGGGTAAGGGTTCTTGACTTAAACTATCTGAGAAGTGTGCCAAGTAATCGTGCAAGAATTGCCTTCAATCTTAAGGATAAGTGGAACTCATTGAACGATTGGCACCATAGTGCTTATGTCAAGTTCAACGAAAGAGACTTGGATAAAGCAGACGTTACCAGCAAATTTATCGGTAATAAAGTTAGTAACCTTTAAATGTACGCTATGGTGTAATCGCAATCAATCATGTTTGACTTTTTGAGTATCGATGAACGTCTCGAACTTATCAAGGATAGACTTACCATTGCGACGAATGTTGCTGCCAATGCAGACACTTCTGATTATTCTGTAAAAGATTACGAACGTACCTATGCTTATGCTAACGGATATGGCAAATCTGCCATGATGGGTGTCATTAAAGATATTCAAAGTATCCTCGATGATATGCAAAATGAGCGTGATATGCTGATCGATCAAGAACAGCAAGACTACGAATCTGTTTGAATTAAAGTTAGTAACCTTTAAATGTCCACAGTATCGTAAGCACAAACATCATGGGAACCAGAGCACGAATCGGAATCCAACTTAAAGATAATTCTATCTTGTCTGTTTATCATCATTGGGATGGATACCCCGAATGGTTGGGTCGTATTTTGAAAACACATTACAATAGTAAAGAGAAAGCATCTGAACTGATTGATGGTGGTGATATGTCAGTTTGCTGGACAAAAGAGCGTTGGACTGGTAAAGAACTTGCTCCTTATGTGAAAGAAATTAAAGAATTTGATGAATATGGTCCACAATACTATTCACAACGTGGTGAAGATTGTCCTCCACGATATGACGATAGCATCTCCGATTACCTTGAAAAAAATAACAATGAAGAATATGCGTATGTGTGGACTATCAACAATAAATGGGTTTGCATGAATATGAATCAATTTGATAACAGAAAGAAACCTGAAAAAGTTTCAATTCCCAGTGGCGCACTTGCCTGTTAAAATTATTAGTTACCTTCAAACGTCATCCACACTAAATCACCAATTATTATGAACAACTCTTCTACTATCATTCGTGAATTGCAAGAACTGCGTAAAGAATGGCGTGATAATAATTTTTGCTACACTAAAGAACAGCAGGATCGTTATGAAGAACTTATGTCTCTTCGTCGTGCATTTATTGCACATTGGGAGGAACAAGGTTTGGTGTGGAAAGGTCCATCTAACGTAGGTAAAGCAACGACAACAACATCAGAGGAAAATGCCGTTTGATATTGTTAGTTACCTCTAAATGTCCATTGTATTGTAATCACTTGATTTGATGACAATAACCCTTCGCCCACATCAGCAAGACGCACTTAACGCCCTTAAAGTTAATTCTATTGGTCAGTGTATCTTCCCCACTGGTGGTGGTAAAACTTTGGTTGCAATCATGGATGCTGTGCGTCGTTTCGAGGTCAATTATCCTCGAAACATTGTTGTCGTGTGCCCTCGTATTCTGCTTGCTGAACAACTCTCTTCCGAGTTTCTTGAGCATGTGACTAATGCTAATGTCCTCCATGTTCACAGTGGGGAAACAAAGCATTTCAGAACTACGAAGTCTGATCGTATCAAACTGTTTGTTGATATGTGCCAAACAGTGCGTGAACATACTATTATCTTCACCACTTATCATTCGCTCCATCGTGTTGTTGAGGCAGATATTTCTGTTGATACAATCTACTTTGATGAAGCACATAACAGTGTTCAGCGTCACTTTTATCCTTCGGTTGAACATTTTAGTAAGAAGGCAGATCGTTGTTACTATTTCACAGCGACCCGCAAAACTTCTGTTACTCCCAATAAACCAGGTATGAACAATACCGATGTTTATGGTCAGATTATCTCGCGTGTTTCTGCACCTAAACTGGTAGAAGGTAAGTTTATTCTTCCTCCCAAAGTGAAGGTTATTGACATGGCAAAAATGCCTGTCAAGTCTATCAGTCCTAGCATGGATTCTAATAATATCATTAGAACGATTGATGATATTGGTATCAAGAAAATTCTTACCTGTGTAAGAACCACTAAGCAACTCATCAACCTGTTTCAGACTGATTTTGCTTATCAACTTACGGAACGTGGATATGATTATCTTTACATCACTTCCAAGACTGGTGCTGTTATCAATGGCAAGAAAGTATCTCGCGAGAAGTTCTTTGAAGTTTTGAACGCTTGGGGTAAAGAATCAGATCGCAAATTTGTTGTACTTCATCGTTCAATTCTTGCTGAAGGTATCAATGTGTCTGAACTTGAATGTGTTATTTTCCTGCGTAACATGGATGTTATTGAGATGACACAGACTGTGGGACGTGTTCTTCGTAAAGGTGGCGATTCCAAATCCTATGGATTACTTTGTGTTCCTGTTTATTCTAATGTGGGTGTTGCTACCGAGCGAGCATTGCAGAAGGTTGTTGATACTGTTTTTGAAAAAGGTGAAATTATGGATTCAGTGGTGCGTCGATGAAGATAACATCTACCAGGACAAGTTTGCTTGATGCTGTGCCATACGAGGAAGGATTTATCGTCGGTAAGTATGATGACCCTAAAATGTATGCTGCCATACCTGTTGCGGGCAGTGCAACTAAACTTGCTATTGTTCATCAAGGAAATATAATTAAGGTGTGCAGAAATAGACAATCTGCGATAAATTTTATAGATAAACATACCCGTCTCCGTAAAAAATGATGAAAAAGAAATTAAAAACTATCGCAGAACTAAAAACACACGTTGATAGTCTCGAACGAAAGTTGGGATCAAAAGCACCATGTGTGGCATGGATTGTTACAAACGATGATCTAATGACCGAAGGAGAGGATACAGTTGCATTGCAAAAAGTACCAGTTAATGATGCAAAGTTTATCCTTGAAGCAATCAATATGGAAGATCATTCTTATGTGTCCGAAGTAATCGAACAAGTGGTTGAGAATGAACTTGCCACCAGAGGATTCTAGATTATTATTGTTAGTTACCTTCAAACGTCTTCTATAGTATGGCAAACACACATCTCGAACACCCCGAAGACACTATTCTGACCGGGGATCTTTCTGTTTTTGAAGATCTTTACGGATCTGCTTTTCACATTGGTCTTAAAATGGATGGCGCTCCTTCAATAGTTTGGGGCACATATCAGGGTAAGTTTTTTGTATGCACCAAAGCAGCATTTAACAAGAAAAAGATTAGATTGTGTTACACAGTTGATGATATTCATGAACATTTTGGACATCAAGAAGATGTTGCTGATATACTTTATTTGATGCTTAAATATCTTCCTCGTATAGAAGGTGTTTATCAAGGTGATTTTATTGGTTTTGGTCGTCAAAGTAAATTTACTAATAATACTTTGACTTATGTTTTTCCCGAAAAGATCGGGCAAAAACTTGTTATTGCGCCACACACAAAGTATTATGTTGATGGTGATCTTTGTGATGCTATTGCTTTACCATTGCGTGAAAACTTTGACAATACCAAACATGTCAAGTTCGTAATGCCCCCTGTTGATCGTATTCATCATGATAATGACGTGCCTAAGATTAAAACTGATATGATTAAGTTTTTGACACCTAAACAAGCAAATCGTGCTAAACAAACAATCAATCAGTTGATTAAATCTGGTTAC